CATCAGGGACATCTGGATACACTTATCGATGAGTTCGAATTTCAAGTGGGTGAAAATCCCGACTTGATGTCCGCGATTGCTATCAATAAATCCGGAAATTCAGCCATCACGCGTAAACCCTATTTCAAGGCGCAATTCATATCAGGAACGGTGATTCATTTTCGCCCAGGTGGTGATTACGGGAAGGCGTTCAGGTCATTGCATGTTGACCGGGTCTGGATTGACGAAGCTGCCTGGCTTCCAGAACAAGCCTGGCGGGCAGTCAGACAGTGTTTAAATGCCGGTGGACGCTTCAGGCTCTATTCAAATCCGAACGGACTTAGAGACACCACATATTATCGTCTGACTAAGGAAAAGAAGCGTTGGAAGATATTTCATTGGCCATCGTCACTCAATCCGAGCTGGACAGAAGATCGGGAACAGGAGCTGCTAGATTTCTATGGCGGTCGGGATACACCCGGATTCCAACACGAGGTGTTGGGAGAACATGGCAGACCATCTTATGGTGCTTTCAATCATGAACAGTTCAAACTCTGCCAGAAAGTTTACGATGGCTACCGGGCAGTAAGTATTTCAGGTGAGGAATTATCAGATTGCGATTCGGAAGATGAAGTCCGCGACCGGTTGGACTTGTTGATGTGCCTGGCTTCAGAAGATGGGATTTTCTGGATTGGAGCGGATACAGGTTACACGAACGATCCATCAGAGGTAACAGTCTGGAAAGAAAATGAAATCGGAACTATGCGACTGGTGTTTCGTCTGCATGCTGAACATGTCCCTTATCCTGCACTGGCAGATATTATCGCACTGATCGACCGTTACTATGATCCAAGAGGGATCGGGATCGATAATGGGGGGAACGGATTATCAGTGGTTCAAGATCTGAAGAGCCTGGACAAGTTCCGTGGGCAGGATTTTGAAAACAAGGTGCGTGGATTCGATTTTGGCGGAGCGACGGTTATCGGCTATGATGATGACACTAAACCGGTTCGCAAAAGAACCAAGGAATATATGACAGCTCTGATCAACCGGGCACTTGCAAAACGCAAAGCGATATTCCCAATTGATGACATCGACATCGAAAACGAGTTCACCACGCACACTTACACGTTGCAGAACGGACGGGTGGTCTACTCAAAAGGCAACGATCATATCGTGGACTCAACACGTTGTGCATTCCTGCGGCGTGAGATGGAAGAGTTAGATGGACTTGACCCGCATTACGAAGAAGTCTACGTCGCTCCCATGGCGACGAATGCGATTTTTTAATGAGCAAGTAAAAACATGAAAGAGGAAAAAATGTCAAACAAGACAATCCGGACTCATTTTACGGATAGGGAAATGGACTGTAGCTGCGGCTGCCAGAAGACTGTTGCACCAGAACTGTTGGTGTGTGTCGAGGCACTACGTGCCCTGCTTGATAAACCGCTAACGGTTACTTCCGGTGCACGCTGCGAGAAGCACAATCGTGCGATAGGAGGTGCGCCACATTCCTGGCATCTGAACGGTCTGGCAGTGGATATCGCTTGCCCAGACAGCAATCTGCGAATCAATATCATTCGCAATGCAGGTAAACTTGGCTTTAGCGGGATCGGTATTGCCAAGACCTTCATCCACCTTGATCTGCGTCCGAAAAGTGAAAAGGTATGTTTTCTCTATGAATGATAAACTTCAGGATTTGAAAGCGGGGAGGCTTCATGCAGACTGATACGAAAACACCCCCTTCACCGGGGGATGAGGTCGAAAACTCGGAAACCGTTACAACGATTGTTGTTGATGATGAGTTGATGGGAACCGCAGCAAATCTCGCATCCGGAGTATTCAGCTCGGAGTATGAAATCAAGGGTATCCCTACCGACTGGAAGGAACGGGCCAGGAAAGCATGGGAATATTATTGTGAAGAACGTGCGCCTGAGAGTGCTAATTAGCAATGTGACATATCACTACTCGCAGAAGGGTGCGAGTATGCCCAACCCGGCATGCAATAGAATCGAGGCAGACTATTGTGTGAAGCCCGGGTGGAAAGGTAGCCCTGAGTCGGAATACACCAGACAAGACGGGGAGCTTGGCAATTGGGTGGAAAGGATGACGAATAGGAATCAGTCAGTGAAACATCCAGCGTTTAACAATAACGAAAGCCCGACGTGTGTTAATGGGCTTTGCATGGTGGAAGAATTATTGGTTCTTTTGGTTCTTCCGATGGCAGGTAATGTCTATTTATGGATCTTACCTATTATCAGAAACGTTTGTCCCTGTCAACAACGTTTTTCCATGCCGACCGGTCAAAGAGACCGGATGGGTGATAGACTGGCATCCGACCCCACTTTTGTGCTGAATAGTAAACCAGGGAACTTGTATTATCGACCGCAATTGCGGTTGGGACAGCCTGCGTCTGATGTGATAATACAAGGGCGGAGGAGTCGTAGTAGTCTGAGAACGGGAAAGCCGTTTGCATGGCGAAGGACTCCAGCTTGGACATTGTTCTCTGTGAAAATAACGAAACATGACATGAGGAATCATCATGCCTAATATTCGAGAAATACAGGAGCGACTTAGTAAATGGGCAACAGATCATCCTGAAGAGCGCTATTGCGATCTTTTTAATCTGGTCTGTAGCCGAAATTGGCTATTGGAAGCTTATATCAAGATCTCAAGGAATAAGGGTGCTAATACTCCCGGTATCGATGGAATTACTCTCAGAGAATGGGAGCGAAACCTCGCAACTAATTTGGAGGAATTAAGCCAAGAAGTTCTTGAGGGGAGATATAAACCCCAACCATGCCAACGAACTTACATCCCCAAGAAAAGTGGGAAAATGAGACCATTGGGAATACCGACATTTCGTGATAAGATTGTTCAGGAAGCCATTAAAATGGCTATTGAACCGATCTTTGAAACGGATTTTTCAAAATATTCGTATGGTTTCCAACCAAATCGTTCAACACATGATGCTATGGCAATGGTTAGAACTTGGATGATCGATAGAAAGCGCATGTATTACGTGATTGAAGGTGACATTAAAGCCTACTTTGATAATATAAGTCATAAGAAACTGATGTCGCTGATCAAGAAACGTGTTAAAGATAAGCATGTGCTGAGTATCATCTGGCTCTTTCTCAAAGCCGGAGTTATGGAAAATGGGCTGTTCTCTTCAACGGGAATGGGAACACCGCAAGGTGGTGTGATTTCACCTTTGCTGGCTAACATCTATTTGCATGAACTTGATCGCTATCTTTATGATAGAAATATGAATGCTACCAGAAACGAAAAGCAAACTCGCCGGAGACGAGGTGGCAACAATATCGGTTATGTTCGTTATGCAGATGATTTTGTGATCTTTTGTAATGGTCATATTGAAGATGTGAAACGGCTTAAGAATGAAATTGCTGATTTCCTTCATGAAGAGCTTCATTTAGCTCTTTCCGAAGAAAAGACACTCATCACACATGTGAACGATGGATTCGAATTTCTTGGATTCAAATTTTATCGAGGATTAGATAGAAGTGGTAAATTTAAACCCAAAACGAAAATCCCTGATGCAAAGATTGAATCTGTCAAAGAGAAAATCAAATCTGCAACGGCAAGTAATCAGACCTTCCTTGCTGAGGTTGCGATGTTCAAGAATCTGAATAGTATATTGCGAGGCTGGGGAAATTATTACAAATATACCTGTGCTTCCAAACGATTCACGATTGTTGACAGATATGCATATTGGCGAGTGATAGGATGGTATCGTCGTAAATACAAGTGGACAACCGCTCAGGTTCTTCGATTTCGGAAATCAAGAACTGAAGGCAATTTACGTCTGTTTGCAGAATGGATGAGTAATGATGGTAAGAAACATCTGCACTTGTTCAATTTATTACGTGATATGAATTCCACTGAGTACTACTGTCGCAAGATTGCGAATCCTTTTCTTGAAGAATAATAGCACTTACTGAGAAATCTAAGTGGAAAGCCGGATGCGGTGGAAGCTGCACGTCCGGTTTGGAGAGGGGAATATAAGAAATCTGCTGTCGAAAGGCAGTAAGGCGCTTAGTTCCTACTCTACCCATCGTTTCCAACACAATCAATACTTGGCGGACATTTGCCATTGGTGATCAGGTGAAGATAATTTCAGACGATGAATCAGCGCGATCTGAGGGTACTCAGTTATTTAATTCGCTTAATATGAACCGTTTTCTGAAAGATATGATTCTGCAACTTCTGGTGAAAGGTGAATGCATAGGTTACAAACGTTATGGATCGGGAGGAACACCTTCCAAGGGTGAACACAACGATATTGTCAAGTTGATCTGCGTCAATCCATCCTCGGTTGATTTTGAATTCGAAAATGGTGAATTGGTTAAAGCAATCCAGAAACCGGAAGCTGAAAGTGGTTCCGTTGGCGATGAAATAGAACTTCCACTTGACCAGATGATACACCGGAAATGGAATGCTCCACAGTTTTCGCAGCGGGGTAATTCGATGGTGACACCGGCTTTCGAGTCTATTGAACTGCTGCGGGATTATCGACGAGCACAGCGTGCGATAGCAAAACGCTGGACAACACCGTTGAGGTTTATTCTCGTCGGAGGTAAGTATGGTGATAAGGTGATCATGCCCACCCAGAAGATGATCTCAACCATTCGCGATCAGATTAATAAGATGGATTTGAAATCCGGATTAGTTGTTCCGTTCTATGTTCGCGCTGAGACTTACGGCACTGAGGGACAAGTTTTAAACACAGAAGACAAAGTAAAAGAGGTCAAGGAGGACATTATTGTTGCTCTTGGTGTTGCTAAATCTCTTGTCACTGGAGATGGACCTAACTTTGCAACCGCATCAATCGCCTTCCAAAAGATGGTAATCATGTTGAAAGAGATCAAACAGGTTGCCCGGGAGATTCTCGACTGGATTTTCGATGACTGGAAGGAGATGAAAGGTTACTCAGAAAAGAAAATTCAATATATATTCTCCGACGTCGATCTGACCAATGAGATTGATGTCAAGAAACTGCT